ATGAGTTCTGCTTCTTATCTGGAATGGTTTACGTTTACAATACAAAAAGGTCATGCTATTGCAGAGTTTCATGAGAAGAGAGAGTGGGATTTTAAACGGTGTTTGAGACATGAAATTAATAATAATATTGCGGCTAAGATTTCGCTTTTGCTTATTTTGTGTGCTCAAGATCATCCTGAGGGTCAGCGGCGGTTTGGGCGTTGGAATAATCGGCATTGTGCTTGTGCTTGGGAAGATTATGATGTTAATGTGAAGAAGTCTCGGAGGTTTCTTAGGGTTGCCTGATTTGCCCTGTACCAAATGCACAAAGCCGTGTAGTCGGTTGTGTCCTCATTATTTCGCTAAGACGGCTAGGGATAAGTTGCGGGAGGCTGGGTTTGATGTTGTGTAAGTCGAAGCCTATTTTCCTTCAAGAACTCTATGCCCAAATTCCCTCTATCGACTGCAAAGGCTGCGGACAATGCTGTGGACCTATAGAGATGTCGCCTGTTGAGAAGCAAATAATCACCGACTACTGTAGCGCACATGATATTCCATTAGGGAATCTTTTTGCGTCCATGTACGAGAAGTGGGTGGCGGGGCAGGCTGGGGAGTGGCAGTGTCCAATGCGGCAAAACGGGGTGTGCGTGATTTACACGGTGCGCCCGGTGATTTGTCGGTTGCAGGGGTGTACGCCTCGGTTGCCGTGTCCGCATTTTCCGAATCGTAAGTATGGGTTGGGGGTTTCTGAGGCTAGGCGTTTGGCTGAGTTGAGTTGGAGGCTTAAGCGTTGAGGTTCAGAACTCAGAACGCCAGCCCCGTAGCCCTCTGCGGTGATACTAACAGGGATATACTGAAGGGTAAACTTGGCGTTTTCTCCATCAAAAACGACTCTGTCAGTTCTAAGTGTTTGGGGTGGATGCTTGATGCTCAAAATGTTTGTTTGTTTCTTTTTCTCTTAAAAAATGGCTTTAAACAGGCGTTTTGTGTAGTGGCTAAGTTCAGTTTCCAGAGTTTTTTAACCCCGCTTCTACAGGGGATTTTTTCCAGAAATCATAGTCTTGGAGGCATAACAAATTGAAAAAAACAAAGAATGAGGTTATGGGCTTGCGTAGAGTGCGTGAAGTCCAGAAAATCGGTTTAGTTACCCTGCGGAAAGTGAAGCATACTGGCAACGTCTATTATGTGACGATTGACCCGACGACTGTGGCGTCTTATGATTTGGCTACGGGGGATGAACTCAAGGTTGGGTTTATTGAGGTTCGGAAGGACCGGACGTTAGCGGCTGCAGTTGAAGATAAGGAGCCTGAACTTTAGGGGGAACTTGGATAGTCGATGAGTTACAAAAATAATCTTCATCCTAAAGTTAGCCGTGCCGAGTATGACGTATTCAAAGAACTTAGCCGCTTATGCCTCACGCGTGGCATGGTAACTCAGCAGCCGATTACACTACGCGCCACAATCCCCGATTTTATGTGGATAGAGAAACGCAAACTCGTCTATTTGGATGGGGTGCATGTGCATCGGAAGAAGCAGGAGCGGGATGAGGAAATCGATAACCTCTTGGAAGTTCAGGGGTGGACGGTGCTGCGGATTCCGTATATGCCGCCTTTGACGGGGGCAGAGTTTACGCGGGTGATTGGGTTGATTAGGGAGTTCATAGGGGAGGCAGATAACGAGTGACTAATGCCGCTCGAACCCGTTTCGCCACCCTCATTGTAATCTTAGAAGAATGTCGTGGTAGTCCCAAGTCTGCTAATAGTATTTGTCGGCATGCACATATTGGTTTCTCGCGGGTTATGGCATGTTTGGAGGTTTTGGAGGGAGCAGGTTATCTTTCTAGGAGTGTGTATAGGGGGCAGACGTTTTTTGGGGTTACGCGGGAAGGGTTGGTTTTTCTGGGTAAGTGTGAAGAGTTTAGGGCGTTGTTGGTGCCTTTCGGCGGGTTGGAGGTTTTGGTGTCCCTCTAATTTGGGGTGTCTGCGGGTAAGGTTTTATAAGGGGGCGCTTGCTGAGTTGCTACCGTTGAAGAATCTTCGAAGAAAGTGGTAGATTTGTGAGGGGTCTTGCAGGGAGTGATACGCTACCTGCCGACACCCTTTCAAGGGCTTTCTGCTAGCGCCCAGTTAACCCTTAGCCAAGGTTCAGAGAAAAAATTTGGTGTGCCTTATTATGCCTCATCGACGAAAACCCAGTGGTGTAGCTAGAAACTTCATTCAGCATAGTGCGTACTATGATTGTAAGACGAAAGAATCTATAAACTTGGTGTCTGCCGACGCAGTGATGGTTGAGGTTGCCGCTGCTTTCCCCGACAGCTATGATGAGGATTTAGAGGTACAGGTTTTTGGGGATTTAGAGTTATCGCAGGATGCTTTGGTCACGGGGTTGGTTTTGAGTGATCCGCGGGGTACGGGGGCGCTGCGTTGAGTTCTGAATCGCCTTATGTTAATTGTCCGTCTTGTCCTGAGATTAAAAAGAAGATTGATCGCATCGACTTAGCCTTGTTGGGTCCTGATGGTACGGGCCGTGAGGGGGGGTTGGTGAAGGCGGTTAATGATTTGGAGGATAGGTTTAAGGTGCAGGCAAGTTGGACGGATGTGTTTAAGCCTATTGTGATTGCAGCGGTTTCTTCGGCTGTGACGTTTCTTTTAACGTATGGCATTCTCTCTCACATCATCTAGTTTTCAAGTAATAGTTTTCCAAGGAGAGTAAAGACAAAATGGCTTCTACGAATGAGAAAATCTTAGCAGGCGTCTTAATCGCCGTTGTCGTAGTGGCAGCGGTGGCTATCGGCGTAATCGTGGTTTCTCGGCAAATCAGCAGCCATGGCACTGTGGTGTCTACAAGCTACGGGTTAGGCGTCTATACGGATGCGGCCTGCACGGATCCGCTTACGGAAATCGACTGGGGGAAAGTTAGCAACGGCGCGGTAGCTACAACGCCTGTTTTCTACGTGAAGAACACGGGACAGAACACCAACTTAACCCTAGGCTTCAACGTGACTGATTGGAACCCCACAGGCGCAGCCAACTACTTCACATTGACCTGGAATTACACGGGGGCAGTCCTGCAGCCTGGAGAAGTATTAGCGGTGCAGATGCAGCTCACGATAGCGCAGTCTGTGCCGTTCACCGCGTTTAGCAATCGCATTAACATCAATGGCGTATCTGCCTAAGTTTCTTGGTTGCTTGGTTGTCTGTAGCCCCAGAGGTTCCTTTCCCATGAGATCATACACCCACATCTTTGGGGTTGCAGCAGCCAAACACAAACTTTCCATTTACCCTGAGTTGAACTTTGAAAATGTCCCAAAATGACCCTAATTCCCCACAGTTGAAAAGTCGCCGTGGACTCAAAGCAGCATTACGTCGACTAAAAGTCATAGAGTTAGCGGCACAGGGCAAAACAAACCAGCAGATCGCCGACATCCTCAAGGTGGGCGAGAAAACCGTGGACCGTGATATGCAGAGTGTGCAGATTCAGGAGTATACGCATGGGTTGGTGAAGCGCCAAATTCAAGATATTGAAACTTCTAAGCCGGGGGTGCGGCTGCATTATCGGAGTGATTTGATTGAGAAGTTGTTGCCGAAGCGTGCGGGGGATAAAGTGGAAGTGAACGTGAATGCAAACGCAACAAGCACAAGCGAATCCGCAAGCCGCCTTCTTGGAGAGTATGACGCCATTATCGCGGCTGAAGTGGCAAAAGAAAAGAGAACTCTTCAACCAGACGATTCTGCAGAACAAGTACATCCTGCACAAGCCTCAGATTCTGCCTGATGGACGCAGCCCCCAAACCGTTTTTCTTCTGCAGGATAAGCGGGAGGGTATGTATGGTGGGGCTTGTGGCGGCGGTAAAAGTGATGCTATTCTCATGGCGGCTCTTCAATATGTTAAGGAAAAAAATTATGCCGCTATACTATTTCGCCAAACCTTTGCTGACCTTTCACTTGATGGGGCTTTAATAGAACGTAGCCATAGTTGGCTTGATGACACTGATGCCCATTGGGACGGGTCACAACATTGCTGGACTTTTCCCTCTGGCTCCACGCTTGCTTTTGGCTATCTTCAAAACAACGGTGACGAGAAACGTTACAAATCCGCTGAGTTTCAATTCATCGGTTTCGACCAAGTGGAAGAAATCTTGGAGCATCAGTACCGTTTCATGTTTAGCCGTGCCCGACGTTTAGCAAATAGCCATATTCCTATACGTGTATGGAGCACCGCAAATCCTGACGGGTTGCCATGGGTAAAGCAACGTTTCATTGTGGAAGGCGCTGAAAACGGACGCTTTTTCATTCCTGCCTTCCTAGATGACAATCCCGCGTTAGACCGTGAGGACTACATTAAGTCGCTGGATAATCTTGATCCAGTGCACCGCGAACAATTGTTGCATGGGAACTGGGATATTAAACGGACTTTCATGTTTAAGCGGGAATGGTTTGTTAACGGCAAAGACCGCCTCTTAGTTGAACCCACTCAAGCCCCTACTGGCGGCAGAACCATTCGCATGTGGGACTTTGCCGCTACAGCTGCAGGAGCCGCAGCCGACCCCGACTATACTGTTGGGTTAAAAGCAACCGTATGCAATGGCGAACTCTATATTCTTGATGTGGTGCGTGGGCAATGGGCTCCGCATCAAATTAGCACTGAAGTGAAAGCTACGGCTAACTTGGATGGCAAGGAAGTTGAGGTGCATATTGAAGAGGAAAAGGGTGCTGCAGGCAAGAACCTTATAGATCAGTATAGTCGAAATGAACTCTTAGGCTACATAGTGACCGCTGAATCGCCGACTGGGGAGAAAACGGTGCGTGCTGCGCCTTTAGCTTCAGCGGCTGAGAAAGGGCATGTACATCTTGTGCGTGGTACTTGGAATACGGCGTTTCTGGATGAGGCAGAATCTTTTCCTTTGAAGGGCCATAAAGATCAAGTGGACACGGCGGCTTATGCCTACAACATTTTGGCGTCTGATGGGGGTCCTGTGGGCGGTGGGGATGTAGAATCCATCTTTTAAGGTAACAATCATGACTTTACGTGAGCGTTTCGCAAGATTCTTCGAGCAAAATAAGGCTCTTGTAGGTGACGCTGCGTACAGTTTCTTCAATGACGGTTTAGTGTTGAAACCGCGTGAGGATTCTACTTATAAGTATTATTATGAGAACGACGCGACTGTAGGCGTTAGTATTGATGCGTTGTCGAATATGCGTTTAGGCAGCGGCATCTACGCGACAGTAAAGGATGCGCAAAAGAGTCAGAAAGCTTTAGATTTGATTAATGAACTTAACGAGCGCATTCATCTTGATGAGCAGTTGCAGAACATCGATAAATGTCTAGACATTTATGGGCGCTGCCCCGTTGAACGTGTAACACGCCGCGGTCCACCTGGAGGCATTTTAGAGTTGTTGGTGTTGGATCCGTCTTCGGTGGAGTATAAGCGTGCGGTGCATGGGCAGTTTTTAGGGTTTCTTCAGAAGGTTGGGGGCAAATCCGATGTGAAGTTTGGGCCTGACGAGTTGGTGTGGTTCTGTAATAATCAGGCGGGGAACGGTAAAAGGGCGCTTTATGGGCTTAGCAGGGTTCAGCGTGTTTTGCCCCTGTTGGAGATTCGGGAGCAGATTGTTAAGAACATTAATGGGATTATGTCGAAGCAGGCGCGTCCGCCCCTAATTTGGAAGGTGAAGGGCGAAAATGACGTTGCGACTTTAAAGGCGCTGCTTAAATCCTGTAAAACTGCGGGCACAGACCCTATTGTGTACCCTTTGGATTCTGTGCAGTTTGAGGTTGTTAAAACAGATACTAAGGCGGCTTACTGGGAATACGTTGATTACATTGACGGTTTAATCTTTCAGGGGTTGCATTCGCCGATGCTAAACTACCTGCGCAACGCCACCGAAGCCTCCGCCAACACGATGCTTGATGTTATCAAGGCGGATGTGGAGGGGCGGCAGCGGTATTTGAAGCGGATGGTGGAGCACGAGTTTTGGGAGTGGCATCTGCGGAAACGTGGCTGGGAGGGGGAGATTCCTAGCTTAAACTTCGGCTCTCCAAAAACGGGGCTCGAAGACCTAAACGTGGATACGTTCCTCACGAAAGGTTTAGAACTCAATTTCATTGATCAGCAGGGGTTCTATGATATTTTGCAGCAGAAGGGTTTGAAAATTAATTTTAAGCCTGTTGCTGAGGAGCCTGCGGGGGCGCACCAAATCACAATTACATCTCAAGATGATCCCGAGAAAGATTTAGTTGCTCAGGAGCGGAAAGCCCGAATTGCAGCTCTTAACAAAATCGCAGCATCCTAACCCCGTAGTATTGGATTTGCTGTTCGGCGAAGGCTTCCTATTTGAACGTACCCGGTATTGGATGTACGTTGCTGTCATGGATGAACGCACCTGCAAAGAATGTGACAGGTTCAGCGGTTCCGTGTTGACGACTTATGAGGTGCACCGATACTTTGAGTACGGCGATGAAGTGGCTTACGATTTGATATTGCCCAACACCCATCCGAACTGCCTTATACCTGGCACATTAGTTACAACTAATAAAGGCTTAGTTTCCATCGAAAAAATACGCCTCGGGGATCTAGTATTAACACATAAAGGCAGATTCAAACCTGTTATTCAACTGCATAAAAGCAAGCATGATGGCTTAATCCATAAAATTGGGGAAAGTTGGCTAACAGGGAATCATCCGGTCTTAACCCTGAGTGGTTGGAAGGCTGCAAATTGCCTTAACCAAAGTGATAGCGTCATTAAAGTTAAGCCTAACGAATTTCCGTTTACCAACATTGAATCGCAACAACAACCAATCTTCAGCTTTAAGCAACGCCTCTTTCCTTTCATCCATGGCCTGTTTTCGACCGGAATTATGCCACTCGCCCCCGTCAACTTCAATGGCAATCTTCCTGTCTGGCACAGCCAAATCAATGTTAAAAATATCCAGAGCATATTGCGGGATAACCTGAATTCCGATATCATTAAGCAGTTTCATAACTTCAAGTTCACCCGCACTAAGTTGCGTCCAGTTGTTTTGTTTGATGAGGGCTCTCTGCAGCAATTCTTCACGCGAACGTGTCATGCCGCGAACAGCATCATGCGCTGCTTTGGTTTGCTTTGCTTCCTGCTCAGGCGTCATTTTGCTGTGTTTAAGGTGTTCAGCTTCACTGCGTCCTCGGCGCCGGATTCCACATCTACGCAATCTTGCGTTAATAGCTGGACGAGAAACGCCCAAACGTTCGGCGACAGCCTTCTCCGAAAGTCCCTCTTCGAGGTACAATCTGAGAACTTCGTCGGTGTTGATGTCTTTCCGTCTCAAGGGCATGTTCAATTTCCTTGGTTTATTCCCAACTACCATACAACTACACCACTAACATACATCTGCAAAGAGGCTTATAAAGGCTTTGTTTACAATCTATCAGTAGCCGACGATGAAAGTTACTGCGTAGGCAAAGACTCTATTGCAGTACATAACTGTCGGTGTATGCTTGTGGGCGCAAGGGACGATTGGGGCTATACTGATACGGCGCGGGTGATTATGGCGCCGCCTGACGTGTCTTTGGATGACATTTTGGCAAGGGCTAACGCGCAGGTCGAAGCGGTTGAATCCGCTAAGGGGAAGTTGCGGATGAGTGTGGATTTCTGGCTTATCCGTGCTGCCTTCATTAAGGTGTTTGGGGCGCAGCAGGGCGGCAAATTGTTCCGTGATTGGGTGCGGAAAAATCGTCTCTCAGTAACTAAGCCTTATGGTAAACGTTTCAAAAGTGATTAACTATGGGTGACGGCTACGTTTCATGCCCCTACTGCAATGATGCTATGGTGCATCGGCTAGGTGAGTCAGAACGGTTTGTTTGCCCAAGCTGCGGCAAAACCTTCACTGCTTCGGGTTATGCGTTGGGAACCGAGCGTCCGCCTTAGAATTTAAAGTAATGGAGAAAAACTAGAGTGCCTATGCATAGAGACTTCCAAAAAATCCTCAATCAATTCATCGGTAGATACGGAAAAACAGAGGGGTCAGAACGGTTTTACGCTTGGGTTAACAAGCGGGGGTTAGATGATGCTAAACCCTACTCACCTGACCAGCTTAAGCAGTCGACGCAGGAGTGTCTTAGTGGTTGTAACCCTGCTTCTTGCCTGCATAATTGTCGGACTTGTCTGCAGGAGAGTTTCCAATGGGCTAAACCGTTGATTAAGCTTCTCAAGAAGGATAAGGACGCGAAGTATTATCAGGTGGAGGCTCATTTCGCCGTTACATCCATGAACGGCAACATCTACACGCTTGAAGAAATGATGCAGGCAATTCACACTTTACCTGCAGAAGGCACCGTAGACCTCAACCATAACCGCGAGTGGGTTCTGCCGAAGGTAGATATTTCAGCGGCTCAAGTTGAAAACGGCTGCTCTGAATGCATCATCCGAGTTCCTAACGGCACGCAAGACGCTAAAAAACGTGATGTCCAAGAATGTTTCGATGACGGCACTTATCATGCGGTGTCGATTGAGGCAGATTCTGAGGATGTGGAGCGCACCGCTGCAGGCAATAAACCCGTTGGCATGAAGTACACGGGGTTAGCGGTGTTGGATGGGGATGCACTGCCGGGGATTCCTTTGACTACGATTGCGCCTTTGGAGGCGTTGATGGAGTCGATTTATCGTGAAGTTGAGGCTTCTTTTTCCGAGTCTTTAAGTCATAAAGAGGTGAGTAAAAAAATGGAAAAGAACATCGAGGAAACCAAAAAAGAAATAGCTATCGTCACTGAAGCGCAAGTTAGTTTTTGCCCTGTCTGCGGAGTTAAAACCGTGGATGGCAAATGCCCCAATGAAGACTGTGAGGTTTACGGGGCGGCTATTGTGGCTAAATCTGAGGCTAACCCCTCTGAGGCTACGGCGCTTAATCAGAAGGTTGCGGATTTAACCAGTGAGTTAACCGCTAAAACCCAAGAAGCAGCCGACAACCACGCTGAAGCCCAGAAAGCCCGCCGTGACTTAGCATCGGCTAGCGAGAGACTCAGCAATGTCACAAAGGAGAATCTGCAGATTGGCGTGCAGAACACGCAGATTGAAGCCCTGAAAAAGAGCTTAGTTGAATCTAAGTCTGAAGCTGAAAACCTCCGCGGCAAAAACGCTGGGTACACCGAAACCATCAGCAAACTTGAAACTGAAATCAACAAGGAGCACAAAGAGAACCAGCGTCTACAGGAACGCATCGGCAGCTTAGAAGTCGAAGCAGAGCGTACCCGAAGAGACCTTAACGAAGAATCTGAGCGTAGAGCATCAGCAGAGCAGAAGGCCCTTAACGCGACTAAAGAGTGTAGCCGTGTGAAGCTTGAAAGCAGCAACGTGTTGGAAGGCAAAGCGGGAGATACTCGGCAGATCAGTGAGTTGTCGGAGAAAGTCAGTGTAACAGCTAAGGCGCAGTTGAAGCTTGAAGAGGAAGCGGCAGGTCTACGTAAAGAAAACGGCACCCTAAAAGAGGCGTTGACGGCTCGGCAGGAACAGATCGAAGCAATCAGCAAGCATCAAAAGAAACTGTACAAGGCTTTGGAGCGTCAAGGCATCGCTTTAGTTGACCCAGAAACCGGCAACATAATCTCTTCTCCCTCTTAGTTTCCAAGTTTTTTACATTTGTATTTTGGAACTTTCCCTTTTGGATTCACTGTTTCACAGTAACTTTGTGTTACCTGAGTGTAGAGGCGCGATGATGCTCTCTCGGCTGACCAAGAAATGGGCAGTGCAGCCGTTAAGCCCGTGAGGGCAGACACGCCCGCAAAAAGAATGCGAGGAATAATTTATGGTTGATAAACCCGAAAATGAACCCGAAGTATTTAACCTCAAAGAACTACGCGAAGAACTCAAAGAAATGAAGCAAATCGTTGAATCTCTTAGACCAGCAGAGCAAGGCGCAAAAGGCCACGTTGAAGAAGGCGTTGAAGGCGCAGTCGGCGGCAAAAACAGTGTTGAGGAAGCCGTGAAAGTCAACGGAGACAAACTCCGAAGTGGCTTACTGGAATTCCTCAAAACTGCTGAAGTTGGTAAAAGCTTCAAAGTTGAAGAAGCAATCGGTGCTCTTAGCCCATCCAATGCAGTTCCTGCCATTTGGAGTGCAGAACCTGAATTACTCAGCCCCGGCGGTGCAGACGGTTATTTCCTGACGCCTATCGTGAAATGGAAGACCGATGTCAAAGGCCAGCCAGGCGACACAGTTTACGTGAAGACCTTTGCAGCAGTTGCAACTGCAGCTATCACATCTGGTACTGAGCCCACTTTCACAGCCTCCTCAGTTAGTAGGGTGCCTGTGACTTTGGTACAACGCGGTCACGGATTCTACATCACTAAAAACGACCTTGAAGACCTCGAAGACGGCGACGTTGACATGATTTTGGAGCAGAGCAAGAAAGGTGTTATGCGTGCAGTAGACGCTTATTTCCTGACTCAATTACAGGTTGATGCGACTATGGCAGCTGCAGGCACCATCACTGAGGCAGGCGCTATGGCGGCGACTGTGCTGGCGAAGATGTGGGGCAGCCTCAACGCAGGCAGCTATCCAGCTAACGGCGCAGTAATCATGCACCCCGTCCAGTACGCTAGCTTACTCCAAGACGACCAATTTACCAATGCATCAACACGCGGTAAATCCAGCATCATCGAAACAGGCACGATCGGCAACTACTTGGGCATGGACATAGTCCCTCTCGTTCAAGGCACCTTAAACGCGACTGGCGGCACTTACCGAGCCTTTATGATGAGTAAAGGCGCTTTGGTTGGCGCTATCAAACGTGACATCAGCTTTGAACGTGAATACTATGTCAAGGACCAGCGTAGTTACTTCGTGGCTTCTATTCGATTCGGCGGCACTCCAGCCCATACCTACGGTATCGGGTTGATGCTTACCGTTGACTAGGTTAGGCGCTTCGGTGTAGACTGCAAATTTTTTCCCCTTTTTTAGTTTCTTTAGAAATCCGCTTTTCAGTTTGGCTTAGCTGTGGGCGGCTAGCAAGTTTTAAGCTCTATGTTGGATTGGTGAATTATCTTGGAAAAAACTCAAATTCAGAATCAAAAGTTAAAGGTGCTCTGGTGGAGCAACGGATTCCACACACCCACAGGCTACGGGGTGCAAAGTGGAAACGTCATTTTCCGATTAAAAAACCTCGGCTACGATATGCGGTGTGCAGCGAATTTCGGGTTGCAGGGCTGTGCCTTAGACTTCAACGGCGTAAAACAGTATCCTACAACCAACATTTCCCCCTACGGCGAGGACAGTTTACAGATTGTTGTGAACGGTTGGAAACCCCATGTTCTCGTGACACTTTTTGATGTGTGGTTGGGTGGGTTTAGTAGTTTCTTCGGTGAAAAAGACTGGCTTAAGAAGCTGCATCAACGCTGGATCGCGTGGTTGCCCGTGGATTCTGACCCCATCACTGAGGCGGTGGCGGATCAAGCGGCTAAAGCGTACCGCGCCGTCGCTATGAGCATGTTTGGGCAACGGGAGCTTAAACGTGTAGGCATACCCGCGGATTATATTCCGCATGGGGTTGAATGTGACGTTTTGAAGCCTGCCGCGGATAAGATGGTTTGTCGGGGTTGGCTTGACCGTCACAGTGTCCCAGTTAACCCCCAAGTCCCCGTAACGGTTGCCCCCACGGATTTTGTGGTCGGCATCAACAAGGCAAACAAGGACCGGGAACGCGCAGACTTTGACCGTATGCTGCTAGCTTTCAAGTTGTTCCTTGAAGACTGCCCCGAAGCACGCGAAGATGCTAAGTTGTATTTGCATACTTGGCCCAAGTTTCCCGGCGCGTCTGATGTGCCTTCTCTTTGCCGTGAGTATGGGTTGGAGCCTTACGTGAAGGTTACCCGCGACTACTACATGCTCTGCGGCTTAAGCAACGTGGACATGTCCATTCTCTATAACGGGTTTGACGTGTTCATGAATTTGGCGCGGGGTGAAGGCTTCGGAGCGCCCATTCTTGAAGCTGCCGCGTGTGGGGTGCCTTCAGTTGCCACGGACTTCACTGCTATGACGGAACTCGTGCAGGGGCATGGTTGGCTTGTTAAACCTGTCTGTACGTTGCGGAATGGGTTGAATGGGTCGTGGGCGGTGCCTGATGAGCACCAAGCCGCTGAAGCATTAAAGGAAGCTTATTTGCATCCTAAAGACCGTGATCGGCTGGGCAAGTTGTCCCGCGAGTTTGCGTTAGGCTGCGATTTTGATGGGGTGGTGGTGCCCCGCTGGCATGAACTACTCAGCGAAGTAAGCAGTGAGTTGGGGATGTTTGGCACGGCGCAACAGAAGGATGAGGCGTTTGCGGCGCTGTTTAAGCAGGCAGTTAGTGAAGTGCCAAAGGAGGTAGTGTAATGAATCCGTGGTTGATGTATCGGGTTTGGCTTCCTAAAGATGCCCAGTTGGATTTTATCAGCAAAATGGTTGATAATCCCCCCGAATTTGCCTTTAGTTTCAACCGTTACTATAACATGATTGAGACAGGCGAAAAAGATCATATACAGTTTAGGTTCCGCCGAGAAGACACAAGTCTTGCTGAAGCGTATCTAGTATCCCTCGGTCAGGACACGATTGGCTCAAAAACTTTGTTCGAATGGGAAAGTAACGCTCACACAATTCAAACCGCTTTAGTTGCCTCTAAATGTGCTGTTGACTTCATGAAACTAAATCAATGTAGAGTAGCGCCAAACAGCATAACAATGATGGAGTTTCTACATTTCTTCTTTGACGCTATCGGCTTAACTTATCGGCAAGAGGCTTTCTTAGCTAAGTGTAACTTGGATTTCTGGATGAATTGGAAGCATTTCTCTGAGTCTTGGGGCAGCGATAAAATACGTGGTCCTAATGGCGAATCGGACACTAAATCAGCTATTCCAGAAGGAACAATGGTTAGAAGTCGTCCCCAAGTTGTTGATAAGACAGCTTTAGAACTAATAGCTGAACGTAAGGGGAGCGCCTAAAATGACTGACTTAGCTAATCACTCAAAAGGTATTTGGCGCAGCATCTTTGTTTTTGATGAATGGCCTCAAATTAACGTTAGAAACGGTGTTGTTCCTAAACTAAAAGAATTTGGCTTTGTGTATTCATATTGCTATTATAGTGAGACAGCTGACGAAAAAGCGCATATAGCTTTTAGAGTGCTTTTTCCAGATGTTTTGGCGCTTCAAAACTTTTTGGATTGGCTTAAATCAGCAATTAATGCCTCTTTTGAAGACCGCAATTATGATGTTGAACCGTGTGTTGCTTGGGCTTATGTTTTAGGAACACGCATGGCAGAAAATTTCTTAGATTTACAAAAGGAAGCAAAAGAGAAAAGCGATGTACTATTTGGTTCATCTGATAATTTATTGCGGTTGGCATTTCATGGGATGCAAAATATTTCGCTAAAAAGTTACGGTGACGAGTTAGAGCTTTACCGCTTTTTAGAACAAGAAATGTTTAGACACGTATTTGGTAACTTGCGGGGGCGAAGCTAAATGGGGAAACGTAAGCGTGTTTTCGCAGGTTCCAAACCCGGCAGTTTTTACAACGCTGATTATTACCTAAACGGAGTCAACAGTAACTACGGGAGCAAAGACGCCTCGGGCAAAATCCTCTTTTCACCCTATGATGAGGCTAACTATTTGCCGAGGAACAGGCAGCTAGCAAAGTTCATTGCTTCGACGTATAAGCCTAAGACCGCTTTGGTGTTGGGCTGTGCCCGTGCGTATTTGGTGCAGGCGCTTGTCGAGCAGGGCGTAGACGCGCAGGGCATCGACATCTCCAAGTGGGCGATTGAGAATGCGCCTGAAAAAATCAAGGACCGCCTTTTTGTCGGTGACATCTGCAACTTGTCAAGGTGGAAGACTCAGAGTGTGGATTGCGTAATTGGCTTAGATGTATTCGAACATATCAAAGTTCCTGACCTCTACACGGCGGTTGCTGAGGCGCAGCGTGTCTGCAAAGAAATCCTCGTGATCGATGTGCCTCTGGGGAAGGATGATTTGCACCCCGACCAATCAAGCGGAGGCGATAAAAGCCATGTCAGCGTGTACAGTGAGGGCTTTTGGCGTAAGAACTTTGAAAGCGTTAACTTGTACTTAGATGGCAAGGACGTTTACGGTTACCCCGACGGCAGCATGGGCGGCACCTTCATCTTCCGACGCAACTCACAGCTAGCCCGCCCCGTAGACCCCAAAGACCAACCCCGCGTAGACATTGTCATGCTCAACTACAACGGCTTAAAATTCACGCCTAAGTGCATCGAAACCCTATACAAGAACACGGATTACCAGATAGAGCAGCAGGTCCTCACCAAAGACGGCGAAGAAACCCGCGTCGAGTTGGGCTTTAACCTCATCGTCGTGGATAACCAATCAACCGATGGCAGCGCCGACTACCTTAACTTTGCCTCGCAGAGCTACCCTAACATGAAAGTAGTTTATCTTAAGACTCTTAACAGTGGCTTCGCGGAAGGCGTAAACATCGGCTTAAAACATTGCACAGCGCCATTAGTGCTGCTACTCAATAACGACACATTGTTCACTCAGAAGAATTGGCTTAGCCTCCTCGTTGAGGCGTTGCAGAAGCATCCAGAAGCAGGGTTAGTTTCGCCTAAGTTGCTCTATCCTGACGGTAGAATCCAGTACGGCGGCGCCAGTTTCGGGGCTGATTTGCAGCCTTACCACTTTGGAAGATTCAAAAACGCGGAGAAATGCAGTGAGTTCCGTGAAATTCCATGGGCAACTTTTGCCTGTGTACTGATTCGCCGTAACCTCTTCTTTGAAAGCGAACTTTCCTATGAAAGTAGAGACAAAAAAGCTGCATCTCTATTTAACAATGAAAAACCAATGAAGCCATGGACTAAAGAAACTTTTCCTAAAGAACTGTGGGCTTTTGCTTCAGAAGAATTAAAAGCGGCTTTGAATGCTGGACAAACAGTTTACTACTATAAGGAACTGCTATCTGGACTGGATGAAGCCTACAAACTCGGAACCTTCGAAGACGTAGATTTCTGTTGCAAAGCCAGATTCAACGGCTGGAAAGTCCTCTATGAGCCTGCGTGTCGAGTGTACCATTATGAGGGCGCGACGGTGTTTACGCTTAGCAAGGCGCATTATAGTCAGCAGCAAGCTGCGAACGCTGCGTTGTTTTATGGTCGGTGGCGGGCTTGGCTGTCAATGAACCGCAATGCTTACCCAGAGGTGTATACCGAATGAGTGGCTTAGTTATGCCTGCTTTCCTTAGGGGAAACAGTATTTCAAAAGTTGATGAAAACAAAACATCAATCACCTACAGAAACAACGACAACGGAGACATGTGGCTTTATAAGAAAAGCAAAAATTCATACAACCCCGAAGCCCATTGGTATGATCCAAAAAACTGGGAATTAATTTCAAGCAAAGGCAAACTTTACCAAAAACTTGAGGCTAACCTGTTTGCTCACTTGACAGATTCCGGAGAATGGGACGCTGAATATGCAGAACAGCAAATCAAAACACCCATCGAAGAAGCTAAAACCACATTTCCTACGCGAGAACAAGCTGAGCAAGTTGCTAATTCACGGTTAGCTCCAGTTGGGGGATTAGGTAAACATGGCAGTTTAGACTTAGTTGTAGTTGACCGCATCCACTGCGAACTCTGCGAGACATGGTTCAAAGAACAATTTGGAGTTAAGGAGCCAGCGCAATGAAGCCTCACCCTACAACTTTAGCAGCACACATCAAAGAGGTCTGCAAGAAATTTGACCTCAAAAATGTTAGCCGCATAGATTTCGATGTACCAATTTTCATGCGCGGCGGCAAAGTGTACGTAGATAAAGAGTCTGGACCTTCTCGCGTTAAGTTTTCTGTGGCGCGTAAAATGGAGTTGGTGAACGCATGAAGCTTTCCTTTGTGAACTTTGGCAGTGACCGATGCGGCGGGAACCGTGTTCTCTACGAAGTGGTTAACGGCTTAATCACCCGCGGTCACGATGTTTCTTACTTAGCCCTCGCGGATCAGAATTGGTTTTCGCTGAAAACGCCGATTACCGTCTGTAAATCTCCCCAAGACTTAGTTTCCGCCATCCCCGAATCCGATGTCTTAGTCGCTACTTGGTGCGCTACCGCTCCCCTCGTGGATCAAGTGAAGGGGCAGAAAGGCACCCCTGCATATTACTGTCAACATCACGAGCCTATCTTCTTTTTCCGTCCTGAGGAACAGGAGTTTGTCGCGGCAACTTACAGGTTAAACCTTAACCTCATTGCGAACAGTCCGTGGCTAGCTGGGGTTCTTAAAGAGAAGTATGGGCGTACAAGCAGTTTGATAGTGCCTGGCGTTGACCAAACAGTTTTCAAGCCTAACGCGGCGGTTGCTTCGGCTAAACATGACGCCGATGTGGAGCGGGAAAAAGCCTTCGCAGACTACAAAGATAAACTGCAGGCTGTTGTTAAGCCTGATGATTTGCCGCAACTGGGCAAGTGTGCACCGTTTAAGGTGTTGGCGTTCGCTAGCCAAACCCCGTTTAAAGGCCTCTTCGATACGGTTTTGCCTGCCCTGAATCATGTATATCGGTTGCTTGGGGATGCTGTAGAGTTTCACCTGTTCGGGGCTTTGCCTCATGCGCCTGTGGGGTATCCTGAGCGTTTTCTGCAAAAAATCGTGATGCACAACCCTAAATCAGATACTGAGTTGGCAGAGTTGTATGGTGGTGCTGACCTTGTGGTATCGGGGTCATGGGCTGAATCGTCCCCCTTGCCGCATCTCGAAGCTATGGCGTGCGGAACTCCTGTGGTCTGTACCGAATACGGAACCGAGCATTACGGCGATGCGCTTGTGCGTGTGCCTCCTCGTGCTCCGCGGCTGTTGGGTGACACTGTTTTCAAAGTGTTGGCTAACCGTGAACTCCGCGAGAAAATGCGGTTACTGGGCTTAGAAGATGTGAAGCAGTTCACTTGGCAGAACACCGTTGACGGGGCTGAGCGGTTCTTTAAGGAACTCGTGGGGGAAGCCTAATGGGATTTACTGACCCCTGTGGTAAACTGCCAAACTGGTTAACTGATAAACTTCAGCGAAGAAAGCAGCGGACAATTAACTTGGGTGATAAAGGAGAAAACATCCCTCTGGTGAGCTAAGATGAATGCGCTTGTGATTTTTCCTTCCATCCGAGACACCCCCAACTTTGCCCGATACGCCGAGAACTTTAGCCGCTACAAACGCAGCCCCGACATAATGGTCCTCGATGAAGACGGTAAACATCGAAAGGCTGTTTCAGCCCAGTTTGCTGAGTATGGGTTTACGCCTGAATTCTACGGGGTAGAGGAGCGGCGTGAATGGTGCAAAAACCATTTAGGCCTTGATGCTGACTTGTTGATTCCACAGCGTAGTCACGATGAGCTTAGTTTTGGTTTGCTTGTCGCATTAACCCGCTGCTACGATATGGTTGTTTTCATTGACGATGACACTTATCCCAGCAGTCAAGACTTCTTAGGCGAACACTGGAGGCACCTGTCAGGCTGTGAATCTGAGGTTAAAGTTAACCGCTTAGGCACATGGGTTAACACTCATCCATACATGGCTGCTCGTGGCTTTCCCTACTGTGAAAGACCTGGAGATTTCCATTTTAGCGGTTGGCGTGAAAACTGTGCTTCTGTCTTGAACATGGGGTTGTGGCAGGGTGTACCTGACCTTAACGCCATAGATTACCTGCAACTTCCCGTAGCATCTAAAACGCCTGAAGGGTTTAATGGGTTTGACCAACGGGCAATCACTGATGATAGAATCAACGACTTCCATTTATGCCACGGCAATTACGCGCCGATTTGCAGTATGAACTTAGCCTTCAAACCCGAAATCATCCCCGCCTTCTACCAGCTATGGGAAAACAACCGTTACAACGACATATTCAGCGGCATATTCCTAAAACGCATCACGGATCACCTTGGCAAAACCCTGAGTGTGGGCAATCCGCTATGTTTTCATGAAAAGGCGCCGCGGGATTTGTTCCGTGATGCCGAGTTGGAAATGCGCAGTGTCAAGTTAAACGAGACGTTATGGCAGGCTGTTAGCAAAATACGGTTAACCTCGGGTTCTTGGTTGGGTTGTTACCGTGAACTTGCTGAGGGCTTGAATGCGGCTTACCGTGAATCCGAGTTTAGCGATTTGGTGTATGTGTTGACTCGTAAGATGCTGCTTTGGTGTGAGGTCTGCACTAAACTGGGGGCACGTTAACCGTGAAGTGCCTGTTTGTGAATCCGCCTACCGAAGCATGTTTCAGTTCATGGTACCCTCCACTGGGCATCGCGTATCTTAGCGGCTACCTCAAAACTAAGTTGCCTGAGTGGAAAACCGCATGTGCCGATATATCCATCGGTGAAGCCCCCCTTAAACGCATGAAAGAAGAAAAACCCGATTTAGTAGCCTTCACCTGTACAACCATCGGCTACAACAACACGGTTAAACTCGCGGCGAAAATCCGTGAAGTCTACCCTGAGGTGCCTTTCGTCTTAGGCGGCCAACATATTAGTGCTTTGCCGCATACTTTGCCTCCTCTGTTTCAGGCTTGTGTGGTTGGGGAAGGCGAAAACGCTTTAGTCACTATCTGCCGAGAGTTTGAAGCGACGGGTAAGCTTTCAAAACGTGTCTATGAGGTGCCTCGGGTTGAGAACCTTGATGAGTTGCCGTTTCCTGACCGTGAAATGTTTAGCCTCAAAGACTACTACCTTAAACCCCAAAACCACTGCATCGACATGGTCGGCGTAGGCTTATCTATGATGACGAGCCGGGGTTGCCGTTACCGCTGCGTCTTCTGTAGCAGCAGCCGATTCTTTAAAGCTCCTATCCGTGGGAACTCAGCGCGGTATGTGGCGGATGAGATGCAGTTTCTAAAACAGTGCTATGGCGTGGAGTACCTTAACGTGTTCGATGACTTGTTCCAATTCAGCAAAGAAAGGCTACGGCTGCTAGCTCGTGAAGTCCATGAACGCCGCTTGGATTTGAAACTGATTATTCAGGCGCATGCGCCCACTTTCGATGAGGAAACGGCGCGGCTGCTCAAAGCTATAGGTGTGGTTTACTGTGGCTTCGGGTTTGAGGCTTCGACGCCTGCGATGCTAAAGTTTCTCAAGAATGGCGTTGCATCTGTCGACGATAACCGCAGGGCTATGCGGACTGCCCACAAGTACGGCATGAAGGCAGGCTCAGGATTCTTAACTGGGGTGCCGGGGCAGACTGTTGAGGATTTGGCGGCTAATGACCGCTTCATCCAAGAGGAGCATTTGGATGCTAGCAGAAAATACATTCTGTGTCCGTATCCTGGTACGCCCTTGTGGGATTACGCGAAGCAGAAGGGGTTAGTGAGTGACGAGATGGATTATTCGAAAATCTATCAGATGCCAAACGGCAAAAACGTGGTGTTAGCCTAATGTGGCGTAGTGTTTTAATTGGAACGGTTAAGAACCGTTTAGCTGAGTTGGAAGGCGACATCTTAGAAATAGGCTGTTGCAGAGGCGAGTTAACGGTGGCGCTGGCAAAACTTGCTGAGCCCTTGGGCAAAAAAGTCTATGCCGTCGACGTATGCGACGTGGACTTTGATAAATCCACCAATGACCGCGGCTTATACTTGCCCACGTATTATGCGGGGTTGGGGTTGAACAGTGAGAATCAGGAGCAGATTCTCCGTGAAGCCATCGCGCCCTACAGTAACGTGGTGTTTAACCGCGTGGATAGTGCAAAGATGCGTTTTCCTAAGACGCAGCGGTTCTGTTTCGCTGTAATTGATGGGTGCCATACGCCTGAATACGTCCATGGCGACTTTAAGCGTGCTTGGCGTTTGCTCACGTCGGGTGGGTTGGTGGCGATGCATGATTACCGTGGGGATATGCATGTGGTTACAGAATCCATTGACCAACTTTTAGAGGAGTATGCGGCTGAAATTGCGGCTGTTGCTCCTTTGGCGGGTTGGTGGGTTGTCATAGAGAAAAAAGTTATGGTGACGAAGGATGGCGCGTAAGTTTCGTGATGGCTTCGGCAAGGATGTCACTGCCTACGTTGCTGATTTGGAGGCTAAGGCTGAACGCCTAAAAGTGGTTGAGGCTGAGTTAGCTAAACTTAAACCTTCTCCATTGGCGGCGGCTGTAGCTTCTGATTCTACTAAGGTAGCGATATCGAAGAAAAAGAAGTAGCTGCGTCAGCGGCTGCAAACAAAGCCCCCTTTTTTTAGAAATGATCTATGATAATGAATTATTGTTGAGGCACAACCGTTTGGCAGAAAAAACCTACAACCAACTATTCTTTAACTCTGTAGCGGTATTGGAGAAAGACGGCTCTATCATGGTAGCCCCTAACTTTCTCTGTCCTAAGTGTGGTGACCAAAAAAATGCTTCCTCACGTCCAACTGCTAAACTGTCAACAGAGAAAAGACAGGTATTATTAAGCAGCTTCAACAGTTACAGCAGCTTACCGTAGGTCCAGCAGCTGAGATAATTGGAAATGCCATAATAGCGGTATCAAAGTTGTCACTTGCTCCGGAGCAAAATCTGGCTGTTGTTGAGAGTGTTAATACTTTTTTGACTATTCAGAATGCGCAATTAATCGAGTTTTATCAAATTATTGAGCGTATTTTTAGTGATTTTGCGGCTAAATATGAGGCTGATTTTGAGGCGCAGAAGGCAGTTAGGCAAAAAGAATATTTAGTTCTTGAGCAACTAAGCACTTATTTAGCGAAGTTTGGTTAAAATGTCTTACCGGGCATATACTAATCAGAGCGGGATTCATCTTTGTAGGGGTAACTCTGTTTTTTCTATTTTGCTGGACAGCCGGCTCCACCACTATTTTTACGAGTTCCAAGCTGACGAACAGAACCCAGACGGTGGCTTCGAGTGGAGCATCATGCTGGATAGGCTTCCTGAAAGCGGCGTTTTTTCGTTTCCTGTTGACTTTGGCGGTTTGAAGGTGTACTATCAACCGCCTCTAATTGAGGAGCTTGCCCCCCGGGAATATGACAGCGTAACGCCGACAGAGGCATGGAAAGACGGCAAACTTGTTGTGTACCGGCCTGAGAACGTTGTTGGCAGCTGTGCCGTGTATGATGCGGCTGGGCGTAAGGTGTTTCATATTTACCGCCCATTGCTGGTTGATGCGAAGGGTGAAACCTGCTGGGCTGAGCTCAAGATTGCTGATGGATTGTTGACGCTTATTTTGCCTTTGGATTGGCTGGGGAAGGCGGCTTATCCTGTTGTTGTTGACCCAACTTTTGGATATACCACAGTTGGCGGTTCTGATGGCTATGGTTGGAACAACCAAAAACAGGCTCGCCGTTTCCAAATGCCTGTTGACGGCGAAATCACTTCCATTGAAGTGTACACTCAGAGAGGAGCAGTAGGTGACGTGCTACGGGCAGGTATATATAGTGATACTTCTGATGCGCCTAATGCGCTATTAGTGACTGGAAGTGAAGTGGCGGTTCCTGCTTCTTATGATTGGGCAATGTCAACACTTAGTTATAATGGAGTAGGTGGAGCGTGGTATTGGTTTAGTTTCATAATTTCAGCATCATCCTACATTAATTATAAATATGATGCTGGTGCTCCCGCGAATAGTGCAAATTACAACTCAGACACATATAGCGATGGTTTCGCTGATCCTTGGGGGAAAAACAATTATTATGCTGATTATCTGAGCATCCGCATAAATTATACCGCTTCTAGCGGCGGCACAGGACAACAACTTTTCACATTAATCAACCTAATGGGGTATTAAAAACATGGGCGAAATATTCTACAGACCATACGGCGCAGAAGCCACAATATCCTTCGACCTCTACAAACTTGACGGTACAGGCTTAAAAACCGACGCGGCAAGCGCAACAGGCGACATCACTGTTATTAAAGATGAAGCCGCCGAAACAGGTTTAACCGCAGACGCCTTTACCAATGAAGGCTCAAGTTACAGTCTCGTTTTATCCGCTACTGAAATGGAATGCAAACATATCCGTGTTCACATCGTAGACCAAACTAGTCCACAGGCGTGGCTTGATAAAACGTTTGTTGTTGAAACTTACGGTAACGCTTCAGCGCAGCATCCATATATGGGGTTGGCTACGGTAGCGGCTAACGTTACCCAAATTGGCGGAGTAGCACAAAGCGCCACGGACCTTAAAGATTTCGCGGACACAGGCTACGACCCATCAACCCACAAAGTAGTAGGCGTTGTATTAACAGACACCGCAACCGCAGTAACAAACGACGTGAACTTAACCGATGCTACGGAAGCACAAATCGATGCAATAGAGACTGACACTAACGAGTTGCAGGGCCTAATCAGCAGCGGCAAACTACCCGCACAAGTAAAAGGCATAGACGACATCGACCTCTCCGCAACCATGAAAGCATCCGTAAACGCTGAAGTAGATACCGCATTAAACACGGCTATACCTGGCAGCCCCACCGCTGACAGCATAAATGAACGAGTAGCCACCATGGACGGGGCTTATACGGCTACCCGAGCAGGCTACCTCGACAATATTAACAATGCGCAGTTGCTAAACTTATCCGCTGACATTCTAGGCAGAATCGACGCGGCAATCTCTACTCGCGCAGCCGCTTCCACAGCACTTTCTAACGTAACTTGGACGGATGCGAAGGCAGGCTACCTTACGGGTTCTGTGGCTTTGGAGGCTACCTTAACAGCTATGAAGGGGGCAGGCTGGACAACAGAGACGTTGAAAGCGATTTATGATAGTATCGCAGGCGGCGGCACCGACCCAGGAGTGTTGGCAGAAGCAGTTTGGGAATACGCCACCCGTAGTCTCACCGATAAGGCAGGCTTCACCATCAGCGGCACCAAAACCACCCTTGACGCCTTAAACGACATCACGGCGGCAGCGGTTTGGGCTGTAGCTACTCGCGCGTTAACGGATAAGGCAGGGTTCAGTCTTGCAGCGGATCAATCAGCGGTTACAGTTGGCACCGTCACTACGTTGACGACTTGGGACAAAACAGGCTATGCACTTTCAGCTGCAGGCATCGACAGCATCTGGGATGAAGTTATGGAAGCTGCCAGTCCCACAGCTAGGCAAGCTATGCGCCTCTTCCTCAGTGCTTTAGTCGGCAAAGTGTCAGGCGTGGGCACAGGCACCGAAGTATTCCGTGACTATGGCGACACCAAAGACCGCTTAACCTACAGCTTGGATGGAAGCAACAACCGCACCGCAGTGACAAGGGATGCGACTTAAGTATGGCGGCGTTTAGTCAAGGAGCTTTCGGCAACGGCGTTTTTTCCATCGGCACCTTTGGGCAGGGTACCACAACCCCGCCTGACCCCATGTTACGCATTCACATTTCTGGGTCACGTAAAACTTTATCGATTAAAGGTGATAGAAATTGAGTGAAAAAACTTATCCAGGCGATACCTACACTGAAACGTTAGAGTTCAAAAACAAGGCAGGAGCATATTTTGACCCCGCCACGGTTGCGGTAGAGTTCTATACGCCTGGCGGGGTTTTATCGGGGTCTGCTTTAGCCATCGGCGATTTAACTCGGACATCTGAAGGCATCTACGAGTTAGAGTGGACCGTGCCCTCGGCTGGTACATCTGGCACTTGGGCGCGTAAAGTCACAGCCACCTCCTCAGCAGGAGAAGTGCAAAGCGACGTGGAACCCTTCACCGTTTCACCTTTGCTCTATGGTCCCAGTGCGTCGGCGGTGCCTTACTGTACCTCAGAGGTGGTTAAAAGCTTCAGCCAAGTCCAGTACAAGCAGTTGGGTCTCAGTGACGACAGCGCCTTAGACACGCTCTTAGAGAATTATGTGTTGCCTGCAGCGCAGAAAATCATAGATAACTATGTGGGTCATAACTTCCAGAATAACAGTGGAACGGTGAAGTTGGATGGAAACGGTAAAGAAGTGATTATGATACCTCCGCCGTATCTGCCTACGCTGTCTCTAACTTCTGTGACTGTGGACGACGTGAACGTTACAAGCAGCATCAAACGGTACCCCACTTACCTTGCGTTAGACGGCGGCAACTTTACAGAAACCAACAGCGACCACCAAAACGTCGAAGTCGTCTTAAGCTACGGCTACGCCGCGGTGCCTGAAGACATCGGATTCGCCTGTGCAGAAGTCGCAGCCCGCCAATTAACCGAATTAGTGCGGCGTAAGCTTGCGCCTGACGTTATCGCTCGGATGATGATGAAAGACGATGACATGGCGAACTTGTCTAGTGTAGGCAGGTTTAGCCGTATTCTTTCGCCTGAAATTAAAGAAGTCCTCGACAAATACCGATACTCAACCATGGACGTGACTTAACCATTGACTTTAGCAGGCTCAATAAAAGCAGTGTTGCAGGCAAACTGGACCTTAACAGGCTTGTTGGGTACGGCTCAGATCGGTTGGGGCGACGGGTGCTGGTACGATTCTGCAGGGTTGGAGCGGCAAGTCACAGTTACCAACTACTTAGGAGGGGCAGTACGGCATTACTTCGGCGGCTCCGTCCGCTACAGTTACCCCCAATTCCACGTTAACATCTGGGTACGGGTACCCCCAGGCAGCAGCGGCGAAACTGAGGAGCAGCAGGCTGAGGATATGCGCTTAGAAGTCTGCCGGGTTGTTATGACTAAACGTGCGGATGTTTCGCCTTTCATCAATATTGTGCCCGTTGATGAGGGTGTGCCCTTGCATGAGGTGGATGGTCCTGTGCCGCGGTTGATGCGGTATGAAATCACTTTGAAGGGTGCTACGGAAAACTAGACGTGTCATGTTTGACGGGTTAGGAGGTGAATAAGCAAAAATGAGTGCAATGGAAGGTATGATGGGTTCAATTAGCATAGGCGGTACTGCAGTCGGCAAATTAACCGGTGTAGATTTCGATTGGTCGGCGAGCCTTAAAGAAATGGCGTACATGGGCGAGGAAGAAACCAGCGAAGTCCTGCATGGCGTACGCAAATACAAGGGCAGCGCCAAAAAAGCATACATTGACAACACTTTCTTAGCGGCTTTTAGAGCCGGCACAGAATTGGTTGGCACGCTTTATCCGCGTGGAGGCACAGCGCCATACATAGCGGGTACTTTAGCGTTTAGCGGCGGCAAACTCAGCGGCATGCAGATGGACAGTGAAGCAGCAGTCATCGAAGACATAAACTTCATCATGTACAACATTACCCAAAGCTAATTTCCCCATTTTTTAGTTTATTTCTGGAACCTTTTGGATTCAAAAACAGGAGCAGACTCTATGAGCGTTAACGTTGAAGAATCAGATTTGGATGTAAGGTTAAAATTCGCTTTTGTCTGCGACGGGTCAATGCGTGACTTCATCAAACTACGCGACCACATACGCAGCCTCGCAAAGGTGGATTTAATCTATAACACGAACTCAGCTAGCTACCTTGTCATCGTGAAGAAGGAAGATTTGACTGAGGAGCAGCGTGCATGTTTGGAACGTAAACAGAGGTGAGATTATGGAAAAGAAGAAAACTAAAAAAACCGATGTCCCAGCGTTTGAGCGGGCTTGCCAGAAAGACGAAGCGTTAGAAGCCCAAAAAGCGCTTGAGGAGAAACAGAAGTTAGCGGAATCTTTGAGCATCCGTGAACGCATCATGCGCCGAAGCAAAAACCGCGTCATACCCGTAAAACTCCAAGATGACTTAGGCGCCTTTACAGTGCGGTTTCGCCCTTTGACTTGGAGTGAGCAGAAAGACATCGCTAAAGTCCAGGGTAAGATTGCGCAGTTGCAGAAGGAAAGCGGAGACAACGCTTTAGCCCTCATCGAAACCATTGAGCATGACTTCATCAAGTACGTTAGCAGCGACAAAGGCGTATGCTTAGAGCCTGAATTAACTGAGGCGTACTGGTTGGAAGGCAACTTTGACCCTGAAGTAATCAAAGACATCCTCAAACAGGTTAGCAGTGCTACGCAGGCTGAGGTTGCTGAGGCTCGGTCCTTTCGCTGAGTCCAACATCGGTCAGTTTACGTTGCAGCTCTGTGAGTCTTTGGGGATGAGTATTACGCAGTTGGCGGCGTATCGTGAGGTGGATCCTGTGGGGTTTGCTTTTCATGAGGCGGCGTTGTCGAAGAGGAATTTTGAGTCGAACCGGCAGAATGAGGAGTTGAAGCGGCAGGCTAAAAGGAGGTAACCGGGGTGGCTGCAACAGTTACAGGTTTAGATGAGGCGAAGTTGTTTATTCTCAGTTTGCCCTCTGAAGTGGCTTTAGCAGGCGATGATATAGTTGAGGAAGTGGCGGCTCGTGTTGAAGCCAAAGCCCTCTATTATGTTCCCATCCGTACAGGTGCTTTGTTACATAGTATTAAAACTGAGAGCCCCGTTTATGGCGTGCGAACAGTCGGCAGCAAATTAGCCTATGCGGGTTACGTTGAGTATGGCACTAGCCGTATGCGTGAACGCCCCTATCTGCGTCCCGCTTGGGAGTCTGTACAGGCACAACTTGACAGCATAATTATTGGCGTATTAATGGATCATCTCGCAAAATACGCTTAAAACCTCACCCATTTTTCTTACAATTAACATTTTAGGAGTTTTTAACATGGATTTTCCCATAAACTTCCGTTTCGCTATCCAAGATAGCGTTTCTTCTGGTGCAGGCGGCATCGTATCCGCACTGGACAGTGTATCGAACGCTTTCACGGTGGCGGCGGGGGTTATGGTGCGGGACTTCGCAAACTCCGCAATGAACGCAACCATAGGGGTAGCGGGAGAATCCAGTAAGGCGTTTCAAGATTACGAGTTAACCTTAACTAAAATTGTTTCTGCGACTTCAGCGGTTGGTGATGAAGCGGTGCAGATGACGGCTGATTTAAAAGCCGCAGCGGAAGCCCAGACAAAACTCGGTTTCACAGGCGCAGAAGCAGCCGCGGGTTTAGAGGCGCTTGTTAAGGCAGGCATGACAGGCGCGGACGCTACTAAGGCGTTGACTTCTGCGCTCTCGCTAGCTCGGCTCGAAGGCATTGATACAGAGACGGCGGCGGGGTTGCTTGTACAGACCTTAACCATGTTCAACATGACGGCAGACAAATCCGCTGATGCGTTGAACTTGATTAGTAAAGCTGCTGACGCAGGCATCGGGTCGGCTACGGATTATGCTTCTGGCTTAAGCAACTGTGGCGCCGCTGCTTCGAACATGGGTTTGTCGCTCTCAGAAACTTTGGGTTCATTGGTTATTCTTGACAAAACCTTCGGGTCAGCCGTGGAGTCAGGCACCTACTTAAACGCCATGTTTAAGGATTTGGTGGCGAAAAGCGACGAGTTAGGCTTAACCCTCTACAACAGCGATGGCAGCATGAAGTCGCTGGATGAAATCGTGCAACAATTAAAGGAGCATATCGCTAGCTACGGTGATGACCAGCAATCAGTTAACGAGTACCTATCAGTTTTTGATGTGCGTGCGCAGCGGGCGGTTTTGGGTTTAACTAACTATGATGGGAGTATTAATTCAGTCACTACCTCGATGGATGAGGCGCGGGATGTCCAAGACAAAGTTAACATGGTTATGGACACCTCAGCAGGTAAGATGGCTGAGTTAACCGCGGAACAGGAGAACGTGAATTACCAATTTGGTGAAATGACCGCGGGCATCGAATTAGCCTATAAACAGTTTGCGCTTTCTCTTGGTCCTATCGGCGGGGTCGTGGATGCGCTTGGTCCTTCGATGTTGCAGGGGGCTATGACGGGGGGTATGATGATGGTGCCCCAACTTATCACGGGTATCGGCGGCATGGTCGTTTCGTATGGCTTAGCTGATACTGCCTCTATGTTGCTAGCTACGGGTACGGGTTTGTTAAGTGGGGCGTTGAACTTCTTAGCAGCCAACCCCATAATACTAATCGTGGCGGCTATAGTCGGCGTCATCACCGCCCTGTATCTGGCATACGAAAATTGTGAGTGGTTCCGTGAAGGCGTCAACGCCGTAGCCAAAACACTAGGAGATTTCTTCAAACCCATTATCGAGGCAGTTGTAACTGCGTTAACTTGGCTCTGGGAAAACGTTTTCGTGCCTTTGGGACGTTTCTTAGCCGACTACTTTGTGAACACGGTGCTAAAGCCGTTGTCGCTTGCTTGGGAAGGCTTAAAAATTGTAGCACAGGCAGTTGAGAATGCGTTGCGGTGGCTCTGGGAGAACGTTTTGGTGCCGCTGGGCAACTTTATAGTTTCCTACTTTGTACTCACCGTATTAACTCCGTTAAAAATTGCTTGGACTGCAATTCAAACGGTGGCTTCGGCGGTGGGCAGTGCGTTGAAGTGGGTCTGGGACAACGTACTCTCCCCCATAGCATCTTTCCTCAAAAACGTGTTGCTAGCCGCATGGGAAGCTTTAGCAAACGGAATTAAATGGCTCTACGATACCGTGATGAAACCCGTTTTTGATACGTTGATGACTGTTTATAATACGCTTCTAAAACCCATCGGTGACTTCTTGAGCGGGGTGGGGAACGCTTTAGGCGGGGCGGGTAAGGCTATTTCGGATTTCTTCACGGGCGGCTCCTCATCCAAATCAAATACTTCTACATCATCCTCTTCTTCGCCATCGACTTCTTCCGCTTCTAATTCTGCGAATAAGCAAGCAACCATTGATGCTGCACAGGCAAAAGTTGACGCGATTACACGTGAAATCTCAAGCATTGTGTCCCGTTTGGTCAGCAAAGAGATAACTAAAGATGAGTACACCCGTCTCTATACTGCTGCGAGGGCGCAGTTGGATGCTGCGAAAGATGCTTTGGCAAATGCTAAGGCTATGCAGAGCGGCGGTTACATCAAAGCCAACAATCCCACGTATGCTGTAATCGGTGAAGGCAGCTCGGATGAGGTGGTTTCTCCTGTGCCTGTCATGCGGCAGATTATACGTGAAGAAACTCGTGTTACTGAAGCGGCTGAGCCTACAGTGTTTGAGATTCGCCCTACCCTCAACTTCTACGGTAACATAAGTAGTGGGGTTTCGCTGGCAGAAATCCACGAAGTAGTGTCTAACAGCATTGGCGAAGAGGTCAGTAAGTTTGAGGCAGAGCGGAAACGCCGCCGATCAGTGAGAGGAGGCATATAGTTTGACTGGAACATGGCTTATTGGAACTGTGACTTTACCGTATTCTCCGACAAAAATTTCTCATCCTATGCCTGCGCTCTATGATTCTATTCGGAATGATGGGGCGCAAAGTGACGTGTTAATGGATGGGTTAGACGTGGAAACGTTGACTATGACGGTGCCCTTAGCTCAAAAAGGCAGTACGCTGGATCAGGTGGATCAAGCCTACATTGTGCCTTTGAAAGCCATGTTAGGCGGCACCATTACGGTTTCCACGCCTCTAACTAGCATCAACGGCACGTGGGGTTTTGCTGATTTAACCCCTGACTACGACAGCGAATTAGGCGCCCAATTCTCCTGCAGCCTAAAATTCATCCGTGGTGCAGCAACCGAGGAGCTCTAACATGACAGGCTACAGTGTAGAATACTTAGATGGTGACTGGACTGCGTTGAAAGCAGAATTCCAGAACACAGATGAAACCCTAAATGGTTACGAAGAGGCTACTTTTAAAATCGCCAACACTGCGGCGAACCGGGCTCTTGTAGCCTCAAACCTTGACGCTCAAATAAAATTCGATGGCACAGTGATTTTCAGCGGGGAACTCAGTGCTTTAGAGTATGAGAACCGCAAAATCCTATGCATCGTCTACAACAAAGTTTACGAGGCTATGAAGCGCAAAACAGTCACGGGTACCTATGAGGATACGGCGGCAGACACCGTTTTAGCAGCTATCTGCACAGCGGCAGGCGTTACCGATGGTGATTGTCCGTCGACGCATGTGAGTGTACGGTTTGAACGCTGCGACTGTTACTCTGCGGCCACGTGGCTAGCGAAGGCGGTTACTAAGGACTTCTACTCTTCCAGCGGTACTACTTTTAACATTGGAGACCGTGGCAGCGCCAAATCACTGGATAACGCTAAGATTAGTGTTTCTAACCGTGGCCTAGACAGGTCTAAGAAGCGGGATAAGATTTACATTCGCGGCTGCGACGAGAACGGCGTGCGCGTCTACGGGGAAGCTGGCGCAGGCGCAAACGTAGCGGTTTTCAACGATAAGAAAGCCTCTGATGAAGCCACACTCGACGCTTTGGCGGCTACCAAGCTAGCGGAACTCAACACTGACGACAGCGGAATCACCATATCGGCAAAGATTACTCTAGCCGCTGAACTCTACCCAGGCGACACCCTCACGATTACTAAGCCCCGTCTCAACTTGGATGGCAGTTATCGCATTAAGCGCATTGTGAAGTCGCGGATTTCTGCGCAGATTGACCTCAACACTTCTAAGAAGTTGCTTGAGGAACTCATTGATTCTATGCAGATGGAGAATGAGGAACTCGGCATTTACCCGTTGATTAATGAGCAGTTGGATAATCCTGTGGGGGCGCCTGCTGCAATAACGGATTTAGCGGCGACTGCGGAAATCAGCGGTGTAAGGCTAACTTGGACAAGCAACACAGAAAACGATTTGGCAGGCTACATCATCTACCGCAACACTTCTCTGCATCCCACCACCGAGTACATGCGGGTTAACAGCAACCAAGTGCTTGACAAAAACATCACTTACGGCGTCACCTACTATTACCGTGTGAAACCGTTTGACCGCGCTGGCAACGTCGGTAGCTACAGCAACGAGGTTTCGGTGGCGCCTAAAAAGGTGGAGTCAGCAGACATCACCGACGCCTCCGTGGTTGCGGCTGCGTTAGCTAAAGGTGTGCAGCCCTACAATAGCGATGTATTGTTTTCGCCTTATACGGGTGCTGAAACGAGTCGGGTGAGTTGGGCTGCTGGGACCGTGAACTTTGCAGACGGAACCACACAAGCCATAAACGCGGGGTCAAGCGGCACCTTAACCGCAGGCGTCATCTACTACGTGTACTTCACTGTGGGCTCCGCAACGATGTCGGTAACGTCTACCTACGCGGATGCAGTGGGCAACACCAAAGGCATCTTAGCCATGATAGGGCGCAGTGCAACCACGCAGCCAGTGCTTATTTTGCCGTTCATGGCGAAAGGAATCAACATAAACGCGGATGCTATTGTGGCGAACGTTGCTGTTCTTAACAAGATTTGGGCTGACGTAGTCACAGGAAAAACGTTGCAAACCGCCGCTTCAGGCGCAAGGGCTGTTATGAGTAGTTCAGGCTTACAAATTTTTGGGCAAATCCTGAATTTCTACGATGCGTCAAGCAACCAAGTTGGCGGTATAGCAGCCACGGATTCAACAACTCTTACGATTGGAGCTAACGCCAGTGGAGCCAGCTTAAAACTTGGAGCAGACGTGGCGGTGGAGATTCTCTCTAACCTTATCTGCGATGCTCTGCTCACGGTGGGGTCACGTCCCGCCAGTAACACGGAATCTTTTAGCTGCTCAGGTGCTGGCGCAGGCTACAATTTTGACGACCGAGCAGGGTACGCCTCAAAAGGACGCTGGGTGTGGTACGCTACTGCTGGTGCCGCTTATCTTTATAGTAGCCAAATAGCTGACAATGCCATAGCTATAGATGCCTCTGGCCATGCGACTTTTACACATCGTTTAACTTCATTGGACGCATTAAGCGGTGCCTCTTTAAAGATAGGGGCTACTGAGATCGTTAGCTCCAGCAGAGCATTAGCAAACATAACTACCGCGACATTCACAGCTACGCAAGACCAAATCAAAATGCCTAGCAGTATCACTTGGGCGGCTAAGCACTCTGAAACTAAAGCCTTCGGAATCTGGAATGGAAGCAGTTGGCTAGCTTATTTCGGTGAAGATGGGAACCTGTGGATTTCTGGGAAACTCACCCAAGCAGGGTGTTTACCCAATGACCTCCCGCTTTCTGAAGTGTGGAAGTACCTCAAAAGCGTCCAAGGCAAGCACACCAACAGAGAAACCCAAACCGAAGTCGACGCAGTCCAGCGGGTACAGTTCGACCAAGAGAAACGGCTTACGCAGTTGGAGACGCTTGTTGCTGAACAGGCGAAAATAATCGCTGAGTTGAAAGCTGTTTCTGCCTCATAATTTCTTGTTAACCCCCATGTTTGGAGGTGAATTTCTTATGGAAGAACAAATCATAACCATAGCAGTAGCCATTATCGGCTTAATAGGCACGGTGTTAGGCGCTAAATACGGCAAACAATACGCAGAAGTCAAATCAAAAGCCTCCAAAATCGCGGATTTATTCAACACTGTTGTTGCAGCTGCCGAAGACGATAAAGTTACTGAAGACGAGTTTGCAGCAATAGTTGAGAAAGCTAAGGCGGCTGTGACTTAACTCAACATTTTCCTTTTTTTTCAGATTTAATTTTTTGGGGGTGAAAGTTTTATTGTTGCCTCGGACTCCACCATGGTTTATTAAAATCTTAATCGCGTTGTCGTTGCCGCTTACGGTTTTGCCTGTGCTCTTGTTTTTGTCAGTTAATTAGCGATTAGCGGAAGCTAAGGGTTAAATGACACCTTAGCTGATACGTCAATTTCACCTGCAGAATCCGAAGTTTGCACCCAAACAAACGTGTATGTTCCCGCTTCAACTATGGCTGAATCAGAAACAGAATTGCCGCCCTCTAACCCTGATTTGTAGGTTAACTCATAGAGTTTGCTGCTTCCCTCTTGTACCCATGTGTCAGCGTTGCAGTTCATGACATACCAAAGTAGGTTACCGTTGCTGCTTTCAAGGTCTATTTGGAGTGTGCCTTCGCTGGGTAACGTGATTTCTTCATAGTAGTATTTGTTTGGTTCCGCTGGGAAAGTATAGTTGAATAGTGTGTTTGTTTTTGGTGCCATGAATGCACCAATACCGATAAGAACGATAAAAACGGCAATTATGCCTAGAATTATTTTGATTTTGTTTTGCAATTTATACACCCAAAGGAAATATTGAGTGATTTACAGTTAAGTTTTGTGGCTTTGCTCTTTATGGCGCAAATTTGATTCCAGTAAAACCCGAAGCCGCAACAGAAGCAAAACTAACTTGATTATACTCTATGTTAAAACTTAGATTATCCACGTGTTCTCGGCTGCTGCATTCTTTTATCTCCAAGAGTTCAAGCGTTTGGGGTGTCTGCCACGTCCCGTTTACATGGGTTTTCACGGTTAGGCTGCCTGTGATGTCTGGGGCGGCTGTAGCGCCGTATTGCCCTGCGAATATCAGTTGGTTATTTGTTGTTGTGGTTGAGAATTGATAGTTTTCTGGAAGCGCCCCTGTTGCGGTTTCTTTGTATTCTTCGATTAAGGTGCCGTTGACTTTTAGTTGGTGGCAGAGGTAGTTTTCTGAGTTGAGGTAGGTGTTGATTTCTAAGGTTGTGGGGGCGGTTATGGCGGTTAGGTTGTGGGTGTTGTAGAAGTCTGTCTGTTCAATTGCTCCGTTTGCTATTTTGTAGTTTTCGATTACCATGTTGATTTTTGCCCCGTTTGGGCTGTGTTCGAAGTAGATTACGTTTTGGGTCCAGTATCGGGTTTCGCTTTCGGGGTTGGTTAAGAAATTGTTTTGTTGGATTGTGAAGGATTGTGGTACAGTGTTGTTCCATTGGTCTAAAATTACGGGGAGACTTGAGAGGTTCATTGCGGTGATGTCTACCGTGCATGATACGCCTGTGTAGCCGTTGTTTTTTATGCCGACTTGCTGGGGGGTGGGGGTAGGGGTCGGCTTGGCTGTTGGAGTTGGTGTTATAGTTGGGGGTTTGGTTGGTTGTGCTGTTGGGTTGGGGGTTGCTGTCGGCTGCTGGGTCGGGGTGGGTGTTGGTGTGGTTGGGGGTGTGGCTTTGGTTTCTTCGCTAAGTATGTAGGCGCTTGCGCCCAGAATTGACGCTGCTAGAACGATTGTGATTAGGCTGAGGACTTTTCTGTTCATAGCTCCGCACTCCCAAACCACTTTTTGAGGTTAAAAGCATCATGCTCTTGGATGTTGTGCTTTATGCTGAGGTAGGCGTCAATGTAGCATTTCGCGATTGCCCTGTCAAAGTCATCATTATGTGTGGCAAGGTATTTTCTCCATTCTTCTATCAAGTTATCCAAGTGGGCTGTGACTGCTTGGTTTATGTCTGCTTTGGCTATATCTAACGACTGTTTAATTTTGCCTATCCACTCTTCTTGTCCAAATGTGGGTAAATTTGCTGAGTCAACAAGTATGCCACATTTAGGACAAACTGAACGGTGCAACGCTGGAAAATTATCGAGTTTTTTGTAGAGTTGTCCTTGTTGCCCCTCAGTCAATCGGGTTCACCTAACCATTTGAAATACCAAACCTGAATATTAGCTAACAGGTCTTTTGCGGTTTGGAAGTATTCGGGTCCTGCATCGTCGGGGAATATGACTCTGGGAAAATCGTTTTTGGCTTTGGTTATGTGGGGTTCGCATCCGCTGTCTCGGCAGAGTTTATAAAGTAAGCCTTCTGTTTTTTGTGTGGTTTGGTCTAGGGGTGTTGTGTCAACTTCTTCGGTGTCTGCTTGTGCTCCGAAACCGTGTTCTTCTCGGGTGAAGCTGCTGTGGGCTTCGGGCTGGTCTTCTGGCTGCGGGGCTGGCGTTTTGATTGTTGCGGGTATGTCGACTGTTTGGGGTGGTTCAGCGTCTACTTGGACTTTTTCTTGGAAACGTATTTCTGTGCGGGGCGGGGCTTCGGAGTGCTTATCGGAAATCTTAGCAGTGTGGTGAACTGTGTCATCAAACTGAGATTCACTTTGTTCAACCTTAGATTCAGTTTTTCGCGCCTCCACCTTGACGGGATTCTTAAGTCCAGCCGGCTTATACCGATAAATCGTGCGCGGACTAATACCGGTCTGCTTAGCGATCTCTTCCACACTCACCCCCGCCTTAAGCAAAAACGTAATACGCTCACTCAGCTCCTGCGAAGTGACCCGTCGACGGTTGAAGTTTACGGCTAGCCGCGCCAACTCCAATTTGACAGGCGTATCAATCCAGGGTAGGGTTTCTTCGCGCCAGTTTTGGTTTTCGCCTTTGCGGTGGAAGCCGTCTATGATATTGCCATCTTTGTCTTTGAGGACTGCGCAGAGTTCGCCTAGGCCCTGTTTGGATTCTGCTAAGCTGTATTCTACGATTAGTTCTTCTTGTTGTGTAGCTTGAGGCTTCACTGTTCGGTGGGTTGGTGGGGGTGTGAGGGTTTTGACTCCGCTGTGGATGATTGTCGGCGGCTGCTGGGGTTGTGTGGCTTTGTCGCGGTGGAACTTGTATATGTGGGGTCCTAACTCGTAGGTTTCAGAATCGAAGCTGGCGTCGCAGTAGGGGCAGGGGTATTTTTTCTTGACGGTTTGCGCTTCCATGGTTAATCCTCACAAAATCTGTCTCTATGTTCATGTTTGAAAATCTCTGAACAATTCTCTAGAAACAGCCGTTTAGTGTTTATCTTGACAAGAATCGTAGTTTGATTATCGCCTGGCAATTCTTCGAGGAAATATGCCGCAATTTGGTCTTCCACGTATAGAAGCATCTTTTGAACTTCTACTGTGGCTGGGTCAGGGAGGTGTTTGAGGGTTTTTCGCAAGAGCAATAATTTACTGATGGGGGTAATGGGAAGCTTTCTTTTTATTAGTGTTCTCGCTTCAAGCCATGACATCTTCCTGTTTATCATTTGTAGCTCTACGGCTAAAGAATCTATTTTTTCACAGTAGACTTTTGAAGCTAAAAACTGATGTTTCATGCTTTTCACCGTTCCCCTATAAATTCGTAAATCATCATTTCTTCCCCGCAAATAGGACATTTCTCAGTTTTGCCTGTGCATCTGAACTGGAGGGATTTAACGGTTTTACTCATCAGGGAGGTATCGTTTTTGTCTGTCATTGTGTTTGGTATTGCTTGAGGTAGAGCGATGATTGCTTCCCATTTTGTTACTTCCACTATATGGGAAAGTGTGCCGTATTTGCAGATTGCTTTTCCTTTGTTGTAATCCATGTTTTTCACCGTTCCTTTTTCTTTTGTAACACTACATGGCTGTTGTCAGCCCACATTTCAACCATGTCGCCTTTTTCGAGTTCTAAGTGTTCGGCGAGTTCTTTGGGGATTGTGACTTTGAGGCTTTTTCCGACTAAGACGACGCTGATTTTGAATTTTACTGGCATTTTTTCCAAGCCTTTCACCTTTAGGAATATCTTAGGAATACTTAAATATAAGCATATCCTTTTAATACTATCGGGAATATCTCAAAGATATAATTGAGGATTGAAAAGATGATGGTAACTCAAGAAACAACCAAACCCCAACTCGCCGATGTCCAAGCCTTAACAGTTTGTAAGCATTCCTGCAACCCTAAAGGCGTCTGCACCTACCTAAAATGCCCCTTACTCGTCACCGCTAAGCAGTACGGCTTGCACTGTGAAGGCTGCCAGTATCACACTTTGACAGTGGCGGAAGTGCTGCAAAACAAGGAGGTTGAGCAGTGAAAGCTAAATTTAAAAAAATAGCTGAAAAACAACCCTGCCCCAGATGCAACTCAAAAGCAACTAGCACAGTCCGATACATCGGCGAAAACTTCTATATGGGGGATTGGTTGCGCTGCCGAAGCTGTGGAGTTCACACACAAACTTATCAACCTTCGCTGAAAAACATCATAGAAATCAGGCATGTACAGTCGGAGACTCTAAAGATGCCAGATGATTATGTGGAAGAAGCTTTAGAAGCCCGCCGTGAGTTTGACCGTCGCATTGAGCGCCGACATGACGCAGCCCGCGCAGTGAGGGGATACTAATGAAAAAACAAACCTTAACTGAACTATTAAAAGCCCAAGTCGACTACAACTTTTACGAAGCAGACGCAGATACTAAGCGTTTCATTGTCGGCACAGCCAGAGCGATGGCGATAACTTTCCTTAACCAATTCCGTGAGCAAGTGGAGAAGATACCAACCCGCGACGCAGGGGAAATAGATTATAAAGGCGCTCAAACGGATTTAATCACCGAGATTCTTTCTTATACGGGTGAGGTTGAAGCTGTCGGTAGAGGCGGCAGGCAGGTTAGCCGTGTGGAGGTCAAAGTGGATGTTTTCTAAGGCTTGCCAATACTGCACAGACGCCGTCGCCGAAGAGTGCCCCCGCTGTGGCTGCTCTCGCCACGTCCAAGCGGTGCAGGCGAAGATAGAGGCGCAAGACCGGGAGCTATCGAAGTTACGCGCTGAGTTGGAGTTGGGTAGGAGGCGGTTTTGTGAGCAACAAAACATACGATAACTCAACAGGAGATAAAGATGTCACACGTTAACCGCTATGTTCAAGGAATGTATTTCAGATGCCTTTTAGACTGCTCTAAAACTATGGATGAATGCGGAGAGAAAATTAGAACACATAAGTGCTTACAGTTGGATGCGAACCAACAATCAGGTGCTGCGCATGAGTGAAGCCGACGTTTTTGTGCGTCAGGAAGCTGCGTTAGAAGCGGTGCGTTCGCTAGCGGTGGATGTGTTTGGGGAACCCAAAAAGAAGCTACTCGCCTGTGAGGACTTCGCAACCTTCACCATTGATAAATGTAAAAGTTGCCCCGAGGCTGAGAAATGTGACACCTGAAGAAACACAGAAGATAGAAGAGGCAATCCGTCAGCTTGAAGCTTGGCGACTGGATTATGCGGCGCTACGGAAAGAAGTAGAGAGATTGAAAGTTGTGAATGCGGGTTTGTTGCAGAACTTCAAGAGCCAACAAGATGAAACGGTAGCTTTACGTAAACGGTTCGATGAAGCTAACACGATTTTGAATTTAGCGGAGTTTGAGGATTTAACTGGCGCTCATAAAGTCGGCTGGTCGAATTGGCAAGCCTTGAGAGAGCTGTTGAACTGGAAGGCGTAACACCGATGCAGACAATTAAGTGTCGTGCCTGCGGTGCCGAAATCCTCTTAGTTCCCGACGTGGCTTTGATGGCTGAGGCGATTAATCGCCATGCGGCAGAGCATCGTGCTAGCGGTAATGTTCTTGAGGGGTTGGTGCGGTTGGATTTGACTCAGCAGGCAGTTGCGGCGGCGGCTGCAACCCCAGAACTCCGCTAGCCATAATGTTAAGCTTAAGCTTACGTTTGCGTTTTTCCTCTGTTATAGTTTTACTGTAACAACCTTTATATTATAGTATTACTATAACATTATTGAGGAAAACAAAAATGAACACCCAAAAAAACGATGAAAATTATTTCGCGTGTAAAAAAGCATTCCAAGAATGGGACGGCAAAAACGGAACCGACCTAAAACAGAAATTGAAAGAAATATTCACTCCGCAAGTTCAAGCAGAAATGAACCAACAAGCAAGAATATACGAAGCCCAACGCCCCACAGAAGAAGCATTGGCACACGCCCAAACTGTGGCGTGGAAAACGGGCGAGGTCAACCCAAGCCTTATACGGTGAAAAAAAAAATGGAAACCGTCAACGGTATGCTGAAATGTCCCTGTTGTGGGGCATTCATCGCCAATAGCTGGGAAGAAAAAGACGCTTTACGCCGAAGACTGAACCGCGAGTATGCGCAGATGCGGCGTGATTCTACCCGTCAACGGAAGTTTGGAGCGAAAAAATACAAGTAACAGCCAGCCCGGCAGCTCAGAACTCAGATGCCCAGCCCCGCAGAACTCAACTGCTCGGCTCGGCGCTTTTTTCACTTTCAATGGTGGGCATGAATGGAGAAACGGTTTTCACCCCCCTCTCTCCCGTATCCCTGTAGTACGGCAGACCGCAAACGGTTTATTTTGCATAATCTTAAATGCTGATTTCCAGAGAATCACGTTTGAGAGGGATGTATGACGGTGGATGCTTATGTGCGGGGTTGGGATGATTGCTTGGAGGCAGTCGCTAAGATTTTGGCGGGGTCTAAGGATTTGGATGCTGCAAAGGGAAAAATTGACAGGTTGGGGCAGGCGATTAAGGACGATAAGTTTGAGAAAATCAAATATGAACTAAAGGCTTTTGACCTCTTCTAAATCTTGTCTTGTTTTTTTAACGCTTCATATTTTTCGGTAATTAGATTTCGAACTAGGTCGGTGTTGTTTCTGATGCCGAGTCTTTTTTTGATTGCTGTGAATTGTCTTTGTAGGTCTCCGTCAAGTACAAGTTTGACTGATTCGGGGGTTCCTTCTTTTCTAGGCTTTGGCACAAGTTAGCCCTCTTTGGCACTTTTTGTGTTAAAAGGCAATATAAGCTTTACTGACTGAGAGAGCATATTTCCATTCTCGATATACATCTTTTTGTTCAATAGGCTTAAATTGACTCATGATGACTTAAGGAGTGTTAAGGTGGGTTAACGCTTGGAAGATAAAAGTGGAGTAAAAGTAGTGTTTGAGGGTGAAATGCTTGAAAAAGTCAATGCCCTTAAAAGCTATTATGGCGTTCAAAGCAACGCCGAGCTAATCAGAATTTTAGTTAAAGACCGGGCGCGGCAGCTTAAGGTGGAGGCGTAGTTTTTGGGCGACTTCACAATCGAAATCAAAACCATCCAAAACGGCTTCACCGTAAAATTCTACGACGGCACCAGCCTAAGCGTAGAAGGTGACTACATGGTTTTCTGTGATTCTTGGCGGGCTGTCACTGCTGCAATCAGTCAGTGGAAGAGTAAGTTTGGCGGGTGGCTGGATAGTTATCCTGCTTTGCCGAAAGCTGAGGCAGAGGAAAGTTAGGGTTTCAAAAAAAAATTGAGTGTGTGTGGGTGTATGGGAAAGGAAAACAAAACACAAGTAACTGTACAAGACGCGATTAAGCAAGCGGTAGGCGGCTTTGACCATTGCCTCCGTCTGGTCCTCGCAAGTATTGACATGTTGAAAGAGGAGAATGCGGTGTTGCGGCGGCGTGTCTCTGATTTGGAGGCGGTGGCTGTTGACTTAGACCTGCGAGTGGGTAATGTTGAGGTTCGGGTCGGCATGGAGTCTAAGCTGTGTTTACCTCTTTTTTCGGCTGGGTCCTGTGTGGAGGGCGCATTATCCAAGTTACCGGATTTAGAACAACCTTCGGAGGTGTCAAACTGATGACAGAAAAAACAGTCACAGGCTACAAATTCGTCACATCCGACTTGAAAAGCCGAAACGGCAACCAAACACAGTGGGCAGTAGGCGAATGGCAAAAAGCAGAAGGCGAACTCGAATTATGCAGCAACGGTTTCCACGCCAGCCACACCCCACTCGACAGTTTACAGTACACTTATGGTGACCTATGGTTCATTGTTGAGGCAAGGGGCGAGGTGGTTGAGGGTGACGATAAGTTCTGCGCTCGTGAAATGCGCTTAATCCAAGAGTTGCCCGTCGATAAGATTCTGGTTAACTTTGCGATTCTTTGCGCTCGGCGGTGTTACAAGAATTATAAGGCTCAGTATCCCGAGGATAAGGTTGTTTTTGCGGCGATTAAAGCGGCAGAAAAATGCGTTGCCATTCCCTCAAAGGAAAACGTTGATGCTGCGTGGAGTGCTGCGAGTGCTGCGTGGAGTGCTGCGTGGAGTGCTGCGAGT